AGGGTTTCGGCATCATGCAGGCACTCCAATCTGTTCTTTGGAAGCCATTAAAGAAGTACATCTTCGGCTTCATTCACGGAATGAACAGCTCTGAGATTGTCTCCCATGTCTCCTCAAAGATAAAGTCTGACTGGGTTTCCATCTCTATTGATGGAAAATCCTTTGACTCTTCTTAATTTAGGCCAATGATGGATATCGTTGATCATAAATTTTTCAAGCGTATATCCCCCTAAATTAGAGAACTTCTCCACAACAATATCACCCGCCTTGGTAGCAAACGATCTGTTGATAAAGCACATAAGAGTCTGATGAGGGCACTTACTGCACCAGTCAACACACTGTTTGCTAATATTCCAGGGGTGGATGCTCCATAATGGGACCAGAAGACCAAAAGGCTTTTCAGGTAGACTTAGAAAATAAAAACAGATGAGCCTGAAAAAGATTACATCGCTCTGGCCCTAGAAGGTACTACCTTCTCCGGACTATCCACAAAAACCACATTGGGAAATACTCTTCGGTCCTTGGCTTACATGTATTATTATATATGGTCAGCTGGGATATCTAAGAGTCCTTGGAACGATGATGGGATATGTGTGATCGCTTCCGGAGACGACGTTGTTGTTTGGTGCAAGCCTGAGCTCTCATCCAAGATACAACTTGCCATCAGAAATTTGTCTGCAACTACACCTACTCCATAACACATTGGATTAGGTTAGTGCATACCCGAAATAGACGTTGGTAAGTTCTATGAGGTTGAGTTTTGTTCAAAATGGTCTTATGCTCCAGACGGCACCTTGGCAACTTGGAAGATGTGTCGAGATATGCGGAAAGTACTGACTACAAAGCAATATTTTACTGGTCGCAACCGACATTTCCTCCATGATCCACGGCTACATAGGATAGCTATACTGGAAGGACTTAGAGCTGAAGAATCATGCTCTCTTTTAGAGGATATGATTCAGGCTTAATGTATAGTTCGAGGGTATAGTATGTCTTTGTCTGACCAGGAAAATGATTTGATCCATAAACACATGAAATGTGTTAAATATGCAGGATCACCTACTGGTTACACGCTAGAGCCCTGGATCAGCGACAGGTTAGGGATTACTACTAGATCTCTGCTTCTGGTTCTTAACTATAATCGTATATACTGTGGTGTCCCAGAAGATTCCTGTCACCCAACTGTCCCTAGTGAGGAGAGGATTTTCCCTAGTGAGGAGAGGATGTTGCATTTATATTAATGCAACCCAACCAACCCAAAGCCACCTCTAAGAAAGGTGCAAAATAAGTGTAACCCACAACACTCAAGACAAATAAAGCCGCAAGTGGGAGCGCATAGCAGCACGGTCAGCTCAAGACCGTTCACAATCGAGCCCCTAGAGTAGGTAATGCTAAAATTATCGAAATGGGTGAGGTTCCAGCCAACAGTGGCAAGATTAGGCCTGTTCATCAAGGTCGCAAAGGAGAGTATCGTCCCCACAAGGTTTCCTAAATTCTAACGAAGTGGGATGAAATGGCTATTGCCAAGTGCATACCTGGATCAGTCAATGCAGCGTATGTGGCCGGCATGGATGTCACAGCTCTCCCCACTCAAGTGTTCTCCGTCTCCAATGCAATGGGAGAGGCTCTCTGTTATTCCTCAGATCCTGCTCTCAACCATCAATCTCGTCCTTTAGGCACTATGGACTACACACTCATCATGTGGTGTCCGTCAACCACGGCGAGACATGGAATTATGCAGGACAAGTCCCATACCCCATATATAGCCCCAACTTCAAGAGTAGGGGGTATGGTAATTGTCCAAGTAGACGACGACCATCTTGACTATCCCTGGATAGATCAGCTCACCTTCGAGAG